TCGTAGGCATTTCTTGGTAAAAAAACCTCTACAAAAGAATAACATTTAGGACAAGATAAATTAGTAATCATGCTGTACTCTCCAGATTTTAATGGATAATCTTCTTCATCTAGACTATGATCTCCACCCCAGATAAGTTCAGTTTTACAATGCCAACAATTCATTTGATAATTGGCATTGATGGACCTGTCACTTTAGGTAAACCTTGATCTAATAATTTAGGCATCATACCTTGCACATTGCCCAGTACCTCATTCATAACTTGAGATTTAAAATTCTCAGAAGTTACATACTTGTAACCAAAGTATGCTCCACCACTCATGGAGGCTACCATTACAAATGAGATGATACTCAAAACATTAGCTATTTTTTGAAACATGATAAAATTTGCAATTTTAAAGGCTATGTCAGTTATGAGCATAGCCGTATTACTGTTAATTATAGGTCTATCACCTCTGTACGTCACATTAGGAATAATACAACGTCAGATGTTAGAAAAATCTAATTAAAATGCAACTCCAGTAGCTTGTACTGGTGTGTTAATTAAATCAATTTCTGCTTTTAATCCAGCTTCAAGAGCAGTAACAGCATCCGTTCCAAGTGCATCTTTAACCCAAGTTATCATGGTTGCACTGTCTGGAGTTTTTGCAGAAGTATCGTAAGCAATGAATCCAGAAGGTAGTGACTCAGGTTTGACGTAGGTTATTTCGCCTGTACGTCTTGCCTTTTCTTCTGTGCCATCCATACCTTTTACTCGATAGACAACATTTGTAAAATAACCATCGGCAACATCTCTTTTACAAGCAGTGCCATTGATTTCCCATGTGTAAGTGATAGCCATGATAACTTTGGTTGAATTTTTACTTTTATTCTACAACTTCTGTTGCAGATTGCTCCACTCCTTCTTGTTCTTTTATTAGATCAACTAATTCTTCATATTGATCTTTTTTCTTTTTAAACTGTTCAAGAAGTTGTGCGTTTGCATTGTTTAACTTTTGTGCCTCTTCAACACCTGCGTTGTACTTTTCAGCAAGAGCTTGTGCTTCCGCCTTACGTTGTTCGCATCTTTCAGATAATGTTGACATAAAATATATGTAATTATTTTAAAGTGTAACTACTGGAACGTATAACGGCAATACGGCTTACGCTGCTTCTAAAGTTTCAACTCTACCTATAAGTTCTTGTACAGCAGCTACAAGTAAAGGTACAAGTTTACTTTGATCTATTCCTTGATAAACAGGGTTGTTATCAGAATCAACTTCATCTTTTGTACCTGATATTGCTTCTGGCACAGCAGATGAAACTTCATGTGCAAAAAAGCCATCGAGAATAGTACTCGAATCAGTTTTAAAATTAAATCTATATGGTTTTAACGTTTTCAATCTTGTAATACCGTCAGAAATTGCAACTGCATTTTCTTTTAATCTATAGTCAGAACTTGTATTGAAAGCTGTACTTGTACCATTAGTCTGAATACTTCCAACAACACCACTTTGATTTCCAAAGTCATAATGAGTTTGGGTAGATTGGACACCAGTTCGTGTACTAATTCCATGACCTGAACTATTAAGAGCTAAATTTATAACACCACCACCATCTTCATTAGTTCTATTGATTAATATTCTTCCAGTCGACATTATACGCATACGTTCTGTCTGATTAGTAACAAAAGCCATTGCACCATCAGCAGAACCACTACCTCTTTCAAATGATATATTAGCAGTATTGTTTAATGTACTTCCGTCATTGTAGAATAATCCCAATTTACCTTGTACATCACCTGCTGATGTTCCAGTTTCACCATCATGTGCTTCAATGTTAAAAGCACTATTAGAAGGAGAACCTGCTAGTATCATTCTTCTTACTTCAGCACTTCTTGTTTTTGCTTCTATCACACCAGACGAATCTATACGCATACGTTCCGAGCCATTCACACCGAAATGTAAATAGCTACCATGTCTATATCTAATAATGTCTAATGAATTAGCAGAGTCAAATATTCTTAGATCATCTGACTGCGATCCATCTCTTAAAAAAGTATATTTAGCTGTTGTTCCAGAACTTAAAACAAGTTGTGAATCGTTAGATGAACCTCCCTGTGCATTAAAAACTGCTCCTACACTTGAGGATGAAGATGTAGCTTTAATAACTGGATTAGTAGCACTAGATACTTCAAGAGGGCAAGATGGACTTGTTGTACCTATACCTACTCTTCCTGACGAATCTATACGCATATATTCCGAACTATTTGCACGATTATGGAAAAGATGTTGTTCAGCACCATAAGTTGCAAGATTATTGTCTGTTCTTAAAAGCAAATAACCTTCATCATTTTCTAATCTAAATTCTGCTGAAGTTGTTCCGCTTTGAACAACATGGAGAACCTCAGATGGACTTGTTGTACCTATACCAAGCGAGCCAGTAACCGTAGCTCCCGAACTTGTAGTCTCAAACTTTTTACTACTGTTAAAATATAGCTCTACATTTCCATCGCTATGAAATCTAGCTTTGTTTTCTGTCTCAGCAGCATTTGTAATAATTACATCATCACCTAAAAGCTTAAGAGATCCAGTTCCACCATCTTTTATATAAGAATGAGATCCATCGTGATAAATTCTTAAATCTAATCCAGTTCCAAAATAAGCAATTCCATTATCTACAGCAGTCAAAGCAGTAGAACCTGTGGTAGTTACACTTCCAGTTACTATTCCATTCGCTGTGGGTACGTTTATATTTCCTGTTGTAGTTAATGCACCTGTTAAAGTAGCTCCAGTTGAGGTTGTCTCAAACTTTTTACTGTCATCATAAAAGAGATTTACGGCTCCGTTTTCAGTTGCACTAATATATGTTTCTGTTGCATTGTAATTAGCTAGTCTTAAAGTATTACTTTGAATCTGTAATTCACCAGTTGCGTTTCTTATGATGCTATTTGTTGCATTATGCCAAAACCTTAAATCATCACCAGCACCAATAGCTAATACACCATTATCAAGTGGTATTCTTGCACCCGAAGCCCAAGTCTCAAGCTTTTTACTGTTGTCGTAGTAGATTTCTACGGCTCCGTTAGCTGCTGCTGTTATATAATCTTCACTACCAGAAGCAGTTTGTAAATGAATATCATCTCCTTTAATTTTAAAAGTACCAGTAGTATTAGCAAAATGTGTATTTCCTCCATCATGGAATAGTTGTACATCTGCACTAGCTCCTAGTTTTAATCTTCCAGAGTCATTTGGTATTTGTAAATGACCATCATATGTCAAAGTCATTCTATGAGTATTATTCGTAGCAAAATCAAGATCTAAACCACGTTCTTGCCAAATTATTGCATTTCTATCGTCAGATACTCCAGAAACACTACCTTTTCCAGCCTCAAAAGCATTGCCAAATATAAAACCAAGACTTGAGTGCCTTCCTCCGCTACCACCATTATTGTCATAAGACCTGTTTTCTACTATTCCAGAAACTAATACACCATCACTTGAAGTCTCAAACTTTTTACTGCCGTCATAATATAACTCTGCTGAACCATTAGAATTAAATACACCCATAGCTTCTGTACCACCATCTGTGTTTTGAAGCTTGATTGAATCACCATTAGTTCTAATATTTAATCTTCCAGTGCCTTGATCTACTATAAAACTGTCACTGCCATCGTGATAAATTTGTAGGTCTTGACTAGCACCTAATTGTAACTTACCTGAATCGTTTGCTATTTGTATGTTTCCACCTGTGATTCTTGCTTTTTCACTACCACCATCTTGAAAAATTATTGCGCTGTTTCCGTTAGCATTTGCATCAGAATTAAAAATTAAGTCGGTATCAGAACTAAAACCACTATTACATCTTACTGTGCCATTATCAACAACTACATTTGATGAGAAATTAGCACCTCCTGTAACAGTTACACCCGCACTTGTAGTCTCTAGCTTTTTACTGTTGTCGTAATATAGTTCTACGGCTCCATTAGCTACACAAGTTATATAATTTTCATCACCAGCACCATTTCTTAGATCAAGTGAATTAGATCTAAGTAACAATCCTGTTGTATCTGTAATCCTTAGATCACCTGTTGTATTAGTTAAATAACTATGTGTACCATCGTGATAAATCTCTAAATCCTGACTAGCACCTAGTTGTAGCTTTGCGTTATCTGCTGGTATTTGTAAGTTTCCAGCGTGTGTAATTTTTAATCTCTGTGCAGATGTTGCCGATCCAGTTCTAGTATTAAATATAAAATCACCTGATAAAGCAGAGGTTTTTCTTATACCTATACTCCACTGTGCTTTTGATGATGCACCTGAATCAAACCCTAAATATGTTTCTGCATTTGCAACATTACCAGCGTTTCTTAATACTAAAGGTGTAAGTTTTATATTTGTAGTGCCTTGTAAATTTTCTGAAGTTGAAAATGCTGATGTTGAACTATTGTTTATTCGTAAACCTGTATCAGTAGTGCTTGAAGTGTTATCAATAACTTCTATACCAGTAACACTTATACCAGTTGAAGTTGTCTCTAACTTTTTACTGTTGTTGTAGTAGAGTATTACTTCTGCATTTTCAAAAGCTCTTATCATATTTTCAGTTTGACCAGCATTATTAACACCAAAAAGATTGGAATTTATAATTAAGCCGCCTGTACCAGTATCTTTTATAAAACTGCCTGTCCCATCATGGAATATCTCAAGGTCTGACCCTGTACCAAATATTGCTTTATCATTATCAGCAAAATCAATATCGTTACCATTACTTTGTAAGTCACCGCCTAGCTGTGGTGTTGTATCTTCAACTACGTTAGCTATTGCATTACTAGCAATACCGTCTAACTTTGTACCATCAGTAGCCAGATCCCTACCATCTACTGTTCCTGTAACTGTTATGTTTCCAGTAACGTCAAGACCAGCACCAACGTCTAGGTTTCCATCTATAACTACTTGTCCGCCAGAAAATATTTCTAACCTATCTGCACCATTTGTTTGATCAAATATTTTAAATACACCATTTTGATTCATAACTCTAAAATCAGAGTTATGGTTTGTATCAGTAAAAAATATTGATGGTGCGGTATTTGATATTGTTAAATCACCAGTTAATGTACCACCAGCAAGAGGAAGTTTGGTTGCTATTGAGTTGGTGACAGTTGTCGCAAAGTTCGGATCATCTCCCAAAGCTGCTGCAAGTTCATTTAATGTATCTAAAGTGCTAGGTGCGGAATTAACTAAGTTTGATATTGCTGTATCTGTATAAGCTGTTGTAGCAACTTTTGTAGAGTTATCACTTGCTGATTGGGTCGTTGCTGTTACTCCATTGGTCAATACACCAGAACTAGAGGTCAAGCCACCAAATAATGTATTTCTTGCAGCAATATCAACTCCGTCAACTGTACCTGTAACTGTGATATTCCCTGTTACATCAAGTCCAGCCCCTACGTCTAAATTTCCAAAAATATCTACAGTTCCATCTGAAGCAATATCTAACCTTGCTGCATTATTTGTATCATCATTTATTCTAAATGTACCATTTGCGTTATAAATAGAAAAATCATCATTATTGTTTGTATCTTCAAATAATAATCTAGGAAAAGTATTACTTATTTTTAATAATCCAGTTGCAGTTATAGCAGCACTAGAGATAGAACCAGTTGTCACTACATTTTGAGAGCCAAAGTCAGGAGATATTTTTGTACCTGCTATCGCTGCACTTGCATCTACGTTTGAGTTAACAATACCATTGCTATCTAATAATGTTTTTATCTCTGCGGCTGTTTGATCTGCGGTAGCTCCAGTTTCAACTCCATCTAATTTAGTTCCATCGGTGGCTACGTCACGACCATCAACCGTTCCAGTGACAGTAATATTTCCTGTTACATCAAGGCCAGAACCAACGTCTAGGTTGCCAGTAACATCAACGTGTCCGTCTGTATTTATTGCAAACCTAGTTGCTCCGTTAGTATTATCATTTATTTGGATCGCACCATTATTATTCTTAATTACATAATCAGGATTATCTCCTGTATCAGTTAAAAATATTTGTGGATTTGCACTAGATATTGTTAAATTTCCTGTTGTTACTATATTTTGACTGCCAAAATCAGGACTTATTTTTGTACCTGCAATAGCAGCACTGGCATTTATGTCAGCATTGACAATACTAAGGTCAGATATGTTGGCACTCGTAACTGTAATTGCTGTGGGTAACGCTCCAGTTGCTAACTTGCTCAAAGATATGGCTGCACTTCCACTAATATCAGCATCAACAATACTTAAATCACTTATATTTGCACTTGTAACAGTTATAGCTGTAGGCAATGCACCTGTGGCAAGTTTTGACAATGCAATCGCAGCACTCGCATTTATATCAGCATCTACTATCGCTCCATCAGCTATCTTGGCACTTGTTACCGCATTATTATTTATGCTGATCGCTGTTCCATTACTTGATACCGTTACGTCACCCTTATCGCCATCAGGCAAACTTGGACCCTGTGGACCTCTTGTTTTTACAGTGACAACACGGGTTTCTCCGTTTACTGTAACTGTATTTTTTGTAGTTGTAACATTAACTGAAGTCATGTGGTGTATCCTTCACTTACATATATAGTACCCTCTAAATAATATTCTTTCGACCCCGAAGGATCAGTTAATAAAACATCATATTTTAAAACATCAGGTGTAAATGTAGCTGTTTGTGTGTCTGTCAACGCTATAGAAACAGAACCAGCAGAACGGTCAATATATGTTGTTGTAAAGTCTGCATATTTTGTGGTGCGTGTCTCTTCCCAAACCTGTGCCTCCACTGTATATCCAGTTAAATTTATCGCAGCATCATTACCATCTTTAAAAAGCAAAGGAATAGTATGATCTGATCTACGCTGCAACGTAAAATTATATGTACCAGGTTGGATCGCCATAATTAAGTTTTAATTATATACATCATAGCCACGTTTCTTGGTCTTACTTCTGTGCCACTATTAGTGGCTGAACCTGTATTACCACTAATTGTAATACTTACAGTTGCATTATCTGTTGACCGATTTGTGGTGTCACTAGCGGCACTTGTAAAGTCGTCAAACGCACCAGTATTGTCATCTTGGTCACCACCACAAACAATATTATGACTATGACTAGCAGAGCCACTACCGCTAAATGTGTGAGTGTGGTTTTTGTTTTGATCTGACTGTGAACTACCGATTGATCTTCCATTATCAGTACCTTTACCATTATCAAAACCTCTAACAAATTCACCCCTTAAATCAGGCAAATTAAAAGTACTTGATCCGTTACCTGCTCCATATTGTGTACCAATTACAGCAAATAAAGCAGAAAAAGTTGTTCTAGATATAGCAGCACCATTACATTCTAAGTAGCCTGATGGAACAGTTGCTACTGCCATACAGAATACAGAACCAGCAGGAACGCCCTGTACACTTGCAAATGATAATACTCCAGAACCATTTGTCTGTAGAATCTGACCATTTGTACCATCGGCTCCAGGTAAGGTAAAAGTTACATTACTACTGACAGATGAAGGTGATTTTAAAGCAACAAAAGGTGCGCCACTAGAATCTTGGAATCTTATGGGTAAACCATTACTCATATCCAAACCAGCATCACTAATCTCTACTCTTTCAACACCAGCAGTTGCAAAACCTATAGTGTTAGCTCCAACTCTAAATATTCCTGTATCTGCATCTCCGTCAAATGCTATAGCTGGTGCGGAAGCTCCTGCACTGTCGTCAGCTAATATTGCTCCTGTCATCGTACCACCTGCTCTTGGTAGTAACCCTAAATTGACAGAATCAACAGACCCTACGGTAACAAAAGCATTATTAGCTGCATTTCTTATTTTTAAATTATTGCTATCTGCCGTATCAACATATGGCATAAAAGCTGCTGTATTACTTGGATCAGTACCACCACTATTTAGAGTTTTTATCGCATCAAAAACAGCATTAAGGTCACTTCTTACAGAAGCTCCAGAGGCATTGGCAATATTATAGTCTGATACTTGGCTCATCTATACAGTGCTTTTCTCCATATTACACCCCTTTACCATATCCTACAGCTTGAAATGTGAAAGTTCTATCAACAAAACTAGAACCATTTTTAATATTCACAGTAAATCCTGTCCCAGAAACATTAGTTACAGTAAAGAAATCACCCGATTGCGCATTCTGTATTGTTATCCCAACAGTTGGCAAGAAAGCATTTGCTCCTCCTAAAGATGAAGTTCCGACAAAAAATGGTCTTCCAAATGTTACGGCTTTTGCAGATGTACCAGATTGTTGTGGTGCGGTAGATGTACTGCCTCCTGTCTGATAATTTTGTTCTGTTCTTGCTTGAAACTCTGCTTTATATCCTGCCTGTTGCACGTTCATATTTTGTGAAGTACTTGTAGTTTCTAAAACTAACTTGAATTTAAATCTACGACCTTTAAAAGTACCATTGGCAAAATTGTTAAACGATCCAAAACTACCTGATGCTGTCTGAGATGTTGCCACCTGCATCTGACAGTTTGCTTTATCTGCTGCTGGACCATCAAAATTACCATCAACAGCATAATCATCCCAAAAAGATCCACTTGGAATAATAGTTTCTATATCTGTTCCTACATTAAAACCAACAGAGCGTATAATTCTTTTTAAATCAAGAGAAAATACAGCACCTAAATCTAAAATATCTTTAAAAGCATATTCTCCTGTGGCATTTGTAGCTGGATTGGTAAGCTGCAATGCACTGGTTGTACTGTTAAATGTAGTATTAGTATCTACTCCTTGAAATGGAGGGCTATCTAGATCTTCCCTATCATTCAATATAACCTGAGTATCAATAAGGTCGGGTAAATCCTGTATTACACTAGCCTCTCCCGTGCTAAAGTTTCCCTGGTCATCTTGAAACTTAACAATATACTCTCCCTCTAAAGAAGGAACAACAACATCCGTTGTATTACCAGCTAACGCAGTTACAAGATCAACTGAGTTCTGAAAAGTACCACTGCCATCAGTTAAATTACTATGTCTTACATATACCCTTCCTCCATGAAGAACATCAGGATCTACAGCTTTTGTCCATCTAAGTCTGACCAACTTATTAGTGATAGGTTCCATTGATAAATTTTGAACATTTGCTGGCGGTGCTGTTTTACCTACAGCATTAAATGTCAAGTCAGTTGATGTTGCAGATAATTTTAAAGCTGCATTAAATGAAAAGACTCTAAATTCATAAACACCTGCTTCTGTACCAATAATTTCAAAATCAGGTCTAAATACGACTTCATTAACCCAGTTACCCAAGATAAAATTAATTTAGTAACCGCAAGAGCATTTATAACAACAATCCTTTCAGATGCCTGTAAGTTGGATGGAGGACTTTTTGGTTCGTTCAGTAAAGATATACTTCTTGAAGGTAAACTTATACCTGATTCAATATTTGCATATTTACCATCAATATACGTTAAGGCTGTTATTGCATAGTTGATACCATCTTGTTCTTCTACTGTTATTACTCTAAATGTCTGTGCTTCTAAAGTGGAACTCTGTAGTAACCATATTGCATTTACATTCGGTGTCGCAGATAAGGCTGAATCTAATGTAATTACACTTCCTACGAGTCCAGTTACGTTTTTAGTTTCAACTGTGCCATCAGGTAATATTATGCTGCATTTTTTATTCGATCCAGTGAATGTATCTAAATCTGTTGTGTTGTCAACAGTAATTTGAGTTGTAGTTGCAGATTTAATTCTTCCTGATCTTCTTTCTTTACCACGAACAGGATCATTAACAGAGATAACAGATCCAGGTCTTACTATCGCACCAGCATCTATTGATGTCGTAAAACTAACAACTTCAGATTCGTTTTGCTCGCTAAATAATATCGCTTTACCTAATCTCTGAGCCTGACCACGGGAAGTACAGGCAAATGCTTTTACATCTTTTTTTACTATGCCTAATTTGGCTTGTGCAGCAGCATCTTCTACAACTTCATAATCTATTTCTCTACTATCCATATTAAAATAGCTAACAGAAATAACAGTATGTCTTTGTTTTAAGCTACTGCCAGAATATGAAAACCCACCTTCACCTACGTTTGCCAAGCTAAATAAATAACTAGGATCTGTTGGTTTGTCTTGTGTAATGGTTACAGAACCTTCAGACCATATTGGAAAACATCTCATAACACCAGCTAATTCATTGATTAATGTGTACGCTTCCATAGATCCCTGTAGATTCACGTTGCAACTAAATCTAGCTTCCTGTCCTCCAAATCCATCTGATACCAGTTTATTTGCGTATCTACTGGCTGCCACAAAACTAAACAGATCTAAATTACTGTCTGTAATATGCGTTCCAAATCCATATCTTTCAGTGGTTAATAAATCAAGAAGTATCATTGCAGGACATGAACACCAAACAGCAGCACCCATTGTTCCATTAAATATGTAGCCACTTGGATAAATTATCCTGCCTGTCTGTAAATCAACAGTAGGAGTACCAGAACCAGATGCACCTGCTCCAGGTATCCTTACCTTTACACCACGAATACGAAAAGCTCTTTTTGGTATAGAACTAAACTGTTCAGAGTCTAATCTCAAATTCGTATAGGCACTATTTAAGTATCTTTGTTGATCGTCAACAATTTCACCAAGACTTGTAAAAGCAAAAGCATCAACAAGACTAGAAGAAGTGCTGTCTGCTGTAACTCTTACAACTCTTATATCGACAGGAAATGCGCCAGTTATATTTACACGATATTCTTTTTGGTACGCATCAGCAGTACGACCT